GCGCCTGTATTCTTATTGACGTACATATGTTTTGATTTCCCGCAAAACAGGCAATCACATATTATTTGGTCTCGCTTTCCAAAAACTGGATTCATCAAGACCTCACGCCAATCAATATTACCTACTCTTCTTGACATAAATATTGTTCATTCTTCAGTAAGGATTATTCGTCATCGTCCACCGACGTATTACGCCGCCCGCGTTTCGTTTTTGTAGCGTGCTGCTCTTCGACGATATCCTCCCACGGCATTTCCAGCGTTCGCTTACGGTCGTAGAAACGCGAGTAGGTCATGTTGTTACAAATACGGATAATATCCCCGGCCTTGTGTTCACGAGCCTTATCGAGATACAAACGCATGATTTCTTCCTTACGCTCGTCGGACGTGAAATTCATCGTCACGAAACCGTCCATCGGGTTCACCTTACCTTTAGCCTCCGCCAGGTTGTAACGCGTGATGACGAAGTCGGGGTCGTTGAGGAGTTCGGGCGGAATACCGTTAGCCTGGGTAGCAACGTGAACCACGGCGTTGAACTCCATCGCCAGCATCTTGGCCTGCTGAGCCAATTTCATCTGGCGGAAGCGCTCCTCGTTCATCGAATAGCTATGACCGTCGCCTAACTCGGCCAATTCGAGGTAGTCCCACAGTATCATGTCCACCTTGCCGTAGGCCCGTTCTATGTCTTGGAGTTCTTGACGCATCTGGGTAACGGTCATGCCACCGAAACTTTCAACCGCCACGACGATAATGTCGGTTTTACCTAACTTGGCCACGACGCGTTGCGCCATCTTCAGTTTAGTGTCGGAAATATTACCAACCTTTACATCCTGATAGATACCGCCTAACCACGCCGAATCGTAACGGGCCATGGCTTGTTCACGCGTACCCTCCAGCTGGAAATGAACCACGCGATACCCCTGTCGTGAAGCTGCGATACCCAGGTGAACCAGCGCTTGTGATTTACCTGCACCCGATATACCCATCCACAACCACGCCTCGCCTGTTTCAGGGCCGCCGTTAGAACCGCCCAACTTGTAATCCAGTTCGTCAATGCAGGTAGGGATTTTGAAGCGGTAATTCCAGTCGGTGCTTCGCCGTTCCAGCTGACGACGGTTGAAGTCGCTGAACACGCGGTCGTACTTGGCGTCCTGGATGGTGAAATGCGATATTTCCTCGGCTGCCTTGATGAGGATATTATATGCCTTTTCCTTATCACCCATGTTGTATGAATCGGCGATACGGTCGTTAGCGTCGAGGAATTTCATCTGACGAATGTACGCCTCCAGCGACGCTATCAACGACGGAATGTCTTCGTCCGTAACATCGACGTCGCGTATATTCTCGATTAACTCCAACACCCCCTCGTCGTCCAGAAAGGCCTGTTGTAACTGGCCGATGGTCGGTACACGCCCGGTTTTGGAATAGCGTTCAGTCATCTTTTTCCACACTTTCTTTTCAGCCTCAACCTGGAGGTACGAAAAGCGCAGATATTGGTTCAGTATATCGAACACCGAACGCTTACGGATAGCCGCCGAGAGCAGTTCGGTAATTAGGTTGGACGATAGTCTATCTTTAAGCATATCCTCGTATTTTGTACACAAGCGGGTAGTTCTTACCCAGTAATTTCTTACACTGTTCCTTGAACTTACACGTCGCACACCAAGGGCTCCGGTGGTGGTATAGCGTCGTATTCACGATACACCACGCAAACCCCTTATTAGCGCCATAAAACGCCGCCTTGGCTTTTTCTTCGCGGTCTATAAGCCTAACTAATAACGCTGGTAACTCGGTCTCGCCCTTGAGCGTAGAGACGTCAAACCGGCTTTTCAGCCCCTTAGCCACAAAACGCGCAGCCGACGTCGGATAGACCTTTTCCCACGATTTTATGGCCGCCTTACTGACCAGCCACGTCAATCGTGTACGACTTAGCGTCTTGCGCGATAAGCCCGAACGCTCGCCGTAACGACATTGTAATTGAAACAGAATGAAACGCCGGGTGAAGTCCTCGGTAGCAGAGGTGTAACGTTCTATGAAGTGATTCCACGCGTGGATGTCGGTATCGTTCACGCGGAATGTCTGACGCATATCGCACCCCATCTGGTACAACACGTCCA